TCTTTTTATATTTGAAGATGTCAATCTTCAGAAAGGTGTTATATTTATCCATCCTCATAGAGAGAAATTTCCAAACAGGATCATCCAGTTTCTTATCAAAAGTTTTCTTGAATCCCAAGATTCTATCAAGAATGATAAGTGTCTCTAGAGAGATGTTCTTTGCTAGATGTTCTTTGATAATCTGTGGATGACTTAACCCCCTAAACTCAAACATACCATCAAACTTCTTTCCTGTAAAGGTGGTTTCTATCTCTTCTTTAAAAACATATGAAAGTGATTGAGTTCTCTTCTTCCAATCAGTATAACTCTTCTCTCCTTTCTGCATGATCTCCCCAATCCACAGTGATTGTGGGTCATCGCAAGCTACAAAGTTAGAGACAAAGAATTCAATTACTTCTGCATCATCTTTCTGTCTACTGAGTTTCTCAAAGAAAAACCTATCTCTCCTCTTATAGAAACTCTGGAGAGATGCACGAGACTTACCACAATATTTATGGTAGTCATACTTAGGTTTGGTAAAGTGGTTCTTCAGTCCCAGATAGGACTTATAGGCGTCAAAGGGAGTCACCTTGGGAATCATATAGGAAGTTTCGCGTGTGAGGTTCTCTTCAGTAAGTTGAGTTCCATAGCCTCATACTTCAACTTTTCTTTCAGAGGTTTAGATAATAACTTAGGAACAGACTCGATGTCAAGATTATTCTCTTCACAGAAGTGAACGATAGCATCAATATACTTCATACCACTGCCTCCTTTAGCAATAGTTTCGATCTCTTCCGTAAACTTACGAGAACAATAAAACTTATTCTCAATAATTTTATTAATGTCTTCAGGTTTTGCCATATTCCTGTAATTTGAATTCAACAAACTCTCTAATATACTCGGAGAGAAGGTTGATGTACTTTCTTTTGTCGTATTCTTCATAAACTACTACTTCTCCGTCTTCACAAGACATAATGATTACAAATTTCTTGACCATGACCCCAGTCATTTCATATAACATACATGCGTATGCCGCACACTGAACAAAATGGTGGTCAACCCACTTCTTAGGTTTTGGTTTCTTAGATGTTTTAAAATCTATAATAGATAATTCACCTTCATACTCAGCGATACAATCAACACTACCAGCGATACCCAACTCATAACTGAATAGTGCTTGTTCTTGTGCGTGGATGTTATCGATCTTATCCAAAGTAGGTTTAGCCTGTTTGAATAACATCTCCGAGAGTGGTTGAACAGAAGGTAGTTTAGAGTTCTTCAGATAAAACTCAGCAAGAGTATGCATATCTGTGCCTCTTGAAGTTGCCTGTTTGGTAACTTTATTGGCTTCCTTTTCTCCTACCTTTGCCCTCCACTCACGAAAAATCTCTCGATTGTAGTGACTAATAACAGACGTAATGGATACTAACTTCTTACCATTTGGAGTGTCATAATATCTAACTCCATCAACTGTCTCCCGTGAGAGGGATGGATAATCAATTTCAATATGGTTAAAAGTCATAAACCCAATTCATGTTTAGCAACGATGTATTCTTTGACAAGACCACTTCTACAGATGTCCTCTGGTTGGAACTCAATAGTATCAAAGGATGGCATTTGATTTATGATTCTCATGAAATCAACAATACCATTTCTCTCATGAGTTTTTACCAAGTCAGTCTGTGTTGCGTCTCCACAGAAGTGAATCTTACTACTCTCACCTACCCTAGTAATGATTGAGTCAAGTTCGTGAAAGTTCAGGTTCTGAAACTCGTCAATAATAAGGATAGAATTATCAAAAGTTGTACCTCTAATAAAAGATGTACTCCAGAAACTTATTGTACCCTGAGCTTTGAGATTTGCATAGAGCATCTCAAAAGAATTGTCATCAGGCATCTCGAACATGTATTTGACCATGTTCTTATATGGAATCTGATAGATGTCAGACTTATCCTCATGATCACCAGGAAGGAAACCAATCTCTCTGGTGGGTACAAGAGACCTGACGATGTAAATCTTGTCATATGGTGTCTTCGTATCCAACACATCCATAAGAGCGTTGTAGAGGGTAATGAAGGTCTTTCCCGTACCAGCTACACCATATGCCACTAAGTTCTTATCTTCTGAGTATGATTCAAAGAACTTCTGTTGATTTTCTGTCAGTGGTTCAATCTTCTTGATGTAATCAAGATTGATTGGTTTCTTTCTTTTCATCACTCTATTACTCATACCAAAGGGAACTGGGTTAGTACTACCGATACCTGACTTACTCTTTCTTGGCATAAAATTAATCGTAGTGTTTAAGGGTTGCCCCTGGTTGTTTCTTTGCTTCTCCGATCACATCTTTCCAACCTGGATATTTGGTATAGAGTTTCGAGAAAGGTTCACCCATCTCAATTCCCAGTTTGGGTGCATTGTCTGGAGTATAATATCTTTCCCAATCGGGGTTATCATCGTTCCACTGATCCCAGTCATGAATGCTCATCACGACTTCTTTGGTCTCACCAGTTTCCTTATTTTTCACAGGGTATGTCGCCACAATTCACCTCATCATGTGTTGTATTTAGTTCCACTCCAAAGCTTCAGCAATGGAAGGGAACTGTTCAATAAAGATACTCTTTGCTGAGTTGGCAATATCCATATGTTCCTTCTGAGTTCCATGTGCAGACCTCAGTTCAATGTAATGAACCCAACTGCGAATTGAGCCAGTCATATACATCTTGGTTGGTACGGCGAGTGGAAGCACAAAGCGAGCACATTCTTTTGCAATTCCCTCATCTAGCATTCTCTGATACAACTCCATTCCCTGTTGGAAGTGTTGTTGCATCAACATCTCATATTTCTGAACCATGAATGAATCAACATCATCGATACTATTCTGTCGGTTCTTGTCGTCTTGTCGTCGCAGTTGTGGTAGGGGGATCGTCTTCGCGAGTAGGGAAGAATCAGCATAACGTTGTGAAAATTCCTGATATGTAAAAGAACGATGACGCAAGACTTGAGCTGCCAGTCCTCTAGTAGTTGAGATCTCCAGAGTCATGAAAGCTTGTTCAAAAATACTCCAGTGTTGATGTTTAATACAATACTTAATCAGACCAGAGAACTTCTCACTGTCCTGATTAGAAGGATTACTCACACGGGCACAGTAAGCAATGTGTTTCTCAGCATCTGGTGTCACTGAAATTAATTTACAATCGTTCATTTCTTCTCCTGTTTTCTCACTTTCTTGAGTTCTCTTATTTCTGATTTAATTAGTTGGTAAGCTTCTTCAGCTGTAATCTTACCACCCATTTCCATACAAGTATAGACTTCAACTCTTGTCCCAAAGTGTTGAAGAGCTCTCTCGAATGTATCTAGTTCTTCATACATCTTTTTTATTAGCAAAGTAAGCGTTGAAGTAGGCTACGAGACCACTGGTAGTTTTATTACCTTGGGAAACCCAGGTGTCAGCACACTCATAGATGTTTTGTGTCCCGTAAGTTACCTCATTAATATTGACAGTGCCAAATCTATTGAGGAGAACATGAATACACTGAGACCTCAACTTGAGACGATCATCATCATATCTCCAGTCCTGATTACTCGTCATCTTCAAATACCTCGTCGTAATCGGGAAGGGGTGGTAGAGACCCATCTGTCATCTCAGTGTAAGACTTTACATCCGAGTAGACCTCAGACTCCAATGCATCTACCAGGAGCTTGAGGTTTCTAACAATAAGTTTTAGTTTTTCTCGTTCCATAATATGACATCAGTAATACTATTTTAGGCATAAAAAAGAACCCTGTCAAGAGGGTTCTTAATTACTTTACTAATCTGGTCTCACTTTGTGTAAGTTTGACCGCGATAGCAGAAGGTGCCATGTGACTCCTTATTCTCCACACAACGTGTATTATACTCAACACCACGATATGAGGTGTGGGCAATCTGTGCGTTGTGAACAGCAGATGCTTTGTTGATCTGCTTCTTGATCATGTTTAGTGTGTTCATTGTAGGTACTCCTAAAGTAATAGAGGGTTTTAATCCCCGTTCCTTCAGTCGTGTGCGTCCCAATAGCACTCAGGTGTAGATTCCTTAACGGTCTCTATCAACTCTACCTTAAAAGCATTTGAGAGATTCTCATTTGCTTTCATCTTCAGCATGATTGTATCAGCTTGTTGGCAGGTGAGTGATGAATAGAATAATAGTTCTAACATGGGATCAACGGAACCGTTGCGCGACTTACTTGCGTCCCACCCAAGAGTGGGATGAACGTCAGGTCTTATTATAGACCTCATATCTTATTTAGTCAAGTGTCTTCGTATCAACACGAACATTTGTAGTCATGATCATTGAGGTAGTGTAAAGTCTCTTTAAGATCCCCACGATGTTTGAGTCCAATAGAGATTTGTGGATACTGAGCTTCCTGGCCAAACTC